AATTAAACATGGTGTTACTGAAAACTACATGGAAGAAGATTACATGGAAGAAGGATGGATGGATGAAGAAATGATTGATGATATGAAAACTGAATCTGACTACATGGAAGGAGACTACATGGAAGGAGACTACATGGAAGGAGACTACATGGAAGGAGACTACATGGAAGGAGACTACATGGAAGGAGACTACATGGAAGGCGACTACATGGAAGGCGACTACATGGAAGGCGATTGTATGGAAGGTGATTGTATGGAAGGTGATGAATTACCAGGTGAAACCACAGAAGCATCAAGAACTATGACTTACATGAGAAGAGCACAAAGAGACCGTGTTGCAGCACCAAGTCAATTAAGAAAAGAATCTGTTGTAAAAGAACTCGATTTATTAAAAGAAAAAAATGAAGAGTACAAAAAAGCTCTCGATTTCTTTAGAAATAAATTGAATGAAGTTGCAGTTTTCAATTCAAACTTGGCATATTCAACTAGATTGTTCACTGAACACTCAACAACAAAACAAGAAAAAATAAACATCCTTAGAAGATTTGATAACGTTGAAACTATCAAAGAATCTAAATCACTTTACAAGGCGATTAAATCTGAACTTGAGGGAAGTAACAACAGTGACGTAGTTACTGAGTCTATCCAAAGACAAGTTGTTAAAACACCTTCAAATGGTTCAGCATCTAATTTGATTGAAAGTAAAACTTACGAAAATCCTCAATTCATGAGAATGAGAGATTTAATGGCAAAAATAAAATAAAATAAATAAACTCAAAAAAAAAATAAAAAAATGGGAGCATTATTAGAATCAGGTCTTGTTGGTAACATTGGTTTGAAACACCTTAAAGTTATCAAAGAAGATACTATTAACAAATGGGATAAATTAGGATTCCTAGATGGTCTTAAAGGACACATTAAAGAGAACATGGCTCAATTATATGAGAACCAAGCATCTTACCTAATCAACGAAGCGGCTGCAACTGATAGCTCAGGTTCATTTGAAACTGTTGTTTTCCCAATTGTTAGACGTGTATTCTCTAAATTGTTGGCTAACGATTTAGTTTCTGTACAAGCAATGAACTTACCTATCGGTAAATTGTTCTACTTTGTACCTAAAATCCAAGGTTATGACATGGGTCAAGACCCAACTAACGGTGGTAATCACATCCCACCAATCGGTGCTCAAAACGGTCCTGCAAACGTAAACACAGGATATGGTGCAAATGACAAAAACCTTTACGATAGATTTTATGAAGGTAATGAGCCATCTTTAGACCCTCCAGGATTGTTTGACTATTCTAAAGGAGCGTTCAGTGCGGTTACTACTTCAGCTGATACTGTTGTTTGGTCTTCAGGTCAACTTGTAACTTCAGCTTATACAGCTGGTGAGTACAGAAAAGTATTAATCAAAATGACAGGATTTACAGGTGCAGGTGCAGGTAAATTAATCGGTCCTGATGGTCAAGCTATGGATAACGAAGCATTCCTTTCAGGATTAGAAGTTTACGCAGTAGCAGGAGCTCCAAACATTAACGCAGCGTTCTCAGGATTAGGTTCTAGTCCATTATTATTTAGAGTTGTTACTCAAAAATATGGTAGCGGTATCGTACAGTACGGTTCAACTTCAACATCATCTTTCCCTGGTTCTGCAGGTTCTTACGGTGGTAATGACGGAAGTTATGATAACATCTGTAACGCAGCTGGTGAAATCTATTTAGAAGTTGATGCTCAAGTACCATGTGCTATCGGTGCAAACTCTATTGACGGTTACTCAGGTATTACTACAACTGTAACTGGTCCAGCTATCAGTCAGTTCACATGTAAATGGAGAGTTTACAAAGAATTAGAATTCGAAGACAGAATTGGTGAGGTTTCTTTTGACTTACAGTCAGTAACTGTATCTGTAACAGAAAGAAAACTAAGAGCACAATGGTCTCCTGAATTGGCACAAGACGTTTCTGCATTCCACAACATCGATGCTGAAGCTGAATTAACAGCTTTACTATCTGAGCAAGTGGCGGCAGAAATCGACCGTGAAATTTTACGTGACTTACGTAAAGGTGCGGCTTGGACATTACGTTGGGATTACAACGGATGGAAAAGAGGTACTACCGCTAACCCATTAACTCAATACACTCAAAAAGATTGGAATCAAACTTTGATTACAGCAATCAACCAAATTTCAGCACAAATCCACAAATCTACATTAAGAGGTGGAGCTAACTGGATTGTTGTATCTTCTGAGATTTCTGCTATCTTTGACGATTTAGAATACTTCCACGTATCTAACGCGTCTCCTGAGCAAGACCAATACAACATGGGTATTGAAAGAGTTGGTACATTAGCTGGTCGTTACCAAGTTTACCGTGACCCTTACTTCCCACCAAACACAGTGTTGTTAGGTCATAAAGGTACTTCATTGTTAGATACTGGTTACGTTTACGCACCATATGTACCTCTACAATTGACACCTACAATGTACAATCCATTCAACTTTACACCTATCAAAGGTATTATGACACGTTACGCTAAGAAAATGGTTAACAACCGTTTCTACGGACGTATCACAGTTGATGGAGTTAGAACATTTGACTTGAGAGAATTGAGATAATCAATTAAAAACAGAATAAGAAAAGGTCAGAGAAATCTGACCTTTTTTTTTGTTCCTTATATTTATTAGTATGAATAAAAATCTAAATGAGGCTACTTCTACTTCAGGTGATGCTAGAGGGAGTTATATAGGCCCATTACAACCAGGTATAAGATATTTTAAGAAAAATGTTATGGGTCCATTTACTGACCCTGTTTCTAAGTATAAAAGTCCTGATTTAGAATATGATTCTTATGATGGTAATATGGAAAGAACAAAAAAACAAATAGGTAAAGAAGAAAAAATTGCAAAAAAAATATACAACTATATTAAAAATCATCCAGAAACTACATCAAGTGATGAAGATGGTAATCCTATAAATCAGTTTCCTGATAAAAATAAAAAAATTGTACCAATAAAAGAATGGGTTGAGTTAGATAAGATTAATTTGAATGAAGATTTAGCTGTTTGGTTTGGTACAAAAAAGAAACCTAAGGGTTCTAAACAACCGAAAGGTCCATGGGTTAATATTTGTCGTAAAGTTGATGGTAAACACCCCCCATGTGGTAGACCTGATACGTCAAAAGGTGCATACCCAAAATGTAGAGCTGCTGGTGTTGCTGGAAAAATGAGTGATTCCGCTAAAAAAGCCGGCTGTGCTCAAAAAAGAAAGGCCGAGAAAAAAGATACTCAAACAGGAAAAGGTCAAAAACCCGTTATGACTTCATACAAACCAAAAAAGAAAAGGACCCAAAATGAGTCCTTAGAAAAAATTATAAAAAATATTTTAAGTTCACTTTAACAATAAGTTCCTGAACATCTTTTTTGTCCGTCTAAACCTTTAATTTTACCTTTACATACTTGTATTGCGTATCCATTAGCATATGCCGAAGGATAAACGTCGTATTTTGCTTTAGCGGCTGCTTTACCACGAGCACATAATTTAGTACCTGTTTTTTTTCTACCTTCACCCATTACCATATCTTTGTCATCAATATTCATAGAAAGTTCCATACCGTCTTTTTTCGACTCATTCATTAAAAAATCAAATACTTGGTCCATATTATTCTTTGCTTCCGCAATATGGTCTTGCGCCCAATCGTGACCATTTTCTAAAATACCTTCAACCATAGATTTATCTAAGTCTAATAGTAAATCACATTGTCTTCTCATTTGTTCTAAGTTAGAGAAAAACATATATCTATTTGACCTCATATCGCTGTCTTCTTTCAAAACTTTTTTAATAATGTAATCTAAATTTTTCATAATTATTTTTTATTAACAATTTGGAACTGAAGTTCTCTTTTATAAGTATCTATATTTCTATCAGATACAACTTTTATATCTATAAAATATTCATTAGGTAATTTATCAGTAGTGTCAAATATAAAGTAGTAAGAATCGGGTGTTTTATTAATACGGGTCCAATCTTGTACCTGTACCTCAGTATTACCACCTTCTTTAACATAAACTCTATAGTAAGCCTCAACACTACCAAGTATTTGGTTAGATGAATATGCCCTTTTGATTATTACGTTAACCTTTCTGATATCTGTATTTAATATCTGTTCGTTTTGTTTGATACCACTAAAACTAAATCCATAAATTTTTGGGGTATCGGTTGTTGAGCCAATTTGGTAGTTACCATACTTAGTTAATAATACAAATTGATTTTGGACGTTTGTAATGGACTTTGAGTTGATTGTTAGTCCACTCCATTCATCGTAGTAGATACATGGAATTGTAGTCCCTGTAAGACCACTAATAACAACTTTATAAACACCCTTTGTTACTCTACATGTAGAAAGACCCGTATAACCAGGTACGAGGTTCTCATTTGTATCTAAAATATTTACTTTAGGGTTAGAATCTAAATTGGTTGATACTCCATTCTCGTATACATACAAATATAAATTATTGTTGTTTCCTGCGTAGAATGTATTTCTATCGTCCAAGATTAAATCGTTATAATTTGTTTCTAGATACGGCTCATAAAATGTCTGAGTATGTGGGGAAAAGAAACCGACAGAGTAATTCTCAGTTAAACCCGATATATTTTCAACAGAGGGGTAATATGCAATTATCCATCCGGCAGGTGCTGCCGTACCACCAGTCATAATTGCGTTAATTTCATTAGTCATATCAAATTCAATATTTTCATTACCGAATTCAAAATGTTGAGTATCGACCACTGTGAGTGCAGAATAATTTAATCCTGTAAGTCCTGTTAGGGAATTTGTGTTGTTATATATACCTGGTGTCGACCAACCGGAAATTGTAGTCGATTGATACCAATTTGAAGGTCTATTTGAAAATGACCTATCGTTAAAATTTGTTACACCAAAATCATAATAATCATACCCAACACCACTATCCCATGTTTGAGTTGTACCCGTGTTACCTGAATATTTTGGTATTCTTAATAATAATAAATCAAATGATGTTGCTCTTCTTCTACCTTCACTTGTTTTGTCGTTCAATAACTCATTATCAAAGAAAGACGTGTTAGTCATTTTTAATGTGTGAGTAGGAACTTGTCCACAACTTGTAGATATAATACCGTTATTATAGTTGTTTGTTAAACCTGTTAAATCAATATTGAAAATATATCTACTAAAACCTAAAGGAATTCCAACATTACTAACATTACCATAAAACAATTCAACAATCGGATTTCTACCCGTATTTGTATAAGAGTTGTATAATATAGTATTTGACTTACTAAAATAAGACTTATAAATTGACATTTTGTATTTTATATATAAATACTTAGTTAAGTCGAATATTGTTATTTAATACTTTTTGATATGCGTTGAACATTGATGAAAGTAGTTCATCGGTAGTTAATTGGTCCACAGTTGTTGGTAATGGTGGTAGACCTGGATAAGAATGGACGTGAGTTATACAAAATCGTACAATCAATTCCAAAAGTTCTAATAATTCTTCACCCCTTACCATTGATGAGGTGTTTGGTTCTATATCATCAAGTATGTCAGACTTTTCAAATCCGTAGATACCTTTATCAAAATTTATCTTTTTCTTACCTTCAATTTCAGTTTCGTTTGATAATAAAAATAATCTTGACGCCCCAAGTAGCCCTGCGGTATTGTTATTTAATATTGCTCTACTTGGTACGTACACTGAATTTTGAAATTCAAGAGGTATTCTCGGTGAAAGTTTAGCATCAATGACCAAACCAAAACCTGGTGTGACATCGGTGTTTGATATTTTAACCAAGGACATTAACTTACTCATGTTAGAT